CTGGGCAACATCAAACGTTGCTGCCTACATTCACGCTGAGGCAGCAGCCACTAGTCCCTACGCTCATCCGAGCATTCCCGGCGTGATCTGCACCGTTGTCCAAGTCGCTTCCGCCTGACCATGGCTGACACCCGCCGAGAATTGATCCTTGCTCGCATCAAAAGCAATCTGGACAGCATCACCGGTGCAACCGTTTACCGCAGCCGCGTCGAGCCTTTGGCACGCGGAGAGGTGCCTGCTGTCATCGTCGAACCTGTCAGCGATCAACCCAGCGAAGTATTCAGCAGCAAGCTTCAATGGCAACTGCGTGTTCGCGTGACGGTACTGGTACGAGCCGCTGTGCCTGATGACGATTCAGATACTTACACGCAACAGGTACATCAAAAAATTATGGCGGATCCAACCTGCAATGGTTACGCCCTTGACATTGATCCTGATCGTGTCGATTTCAGTCTTTATGAGGCTGATGTTCCGCTTGGTATCATTAGCATGGACTACATGGTCATGTATCGCTCTAGTCGAACTGACCTAACAGTGGCAGGTTAATTTGATGACCAAATCGAACACGCCGAAGCCTGTGCCGAATCCCGGTGTCGGAGGTACTTATCTCTTTGACGTTGAGACAGGCAAGCTTACACTGTTGACAGAAACTGATCTCTCTGGAGACCACTCCGATGGCGAAGCTTTACCGGAAGCGGACCGTCCTTGTAAAGGCTGAAGCAACCTACGGCACGGATTCGACTCCTGCTGGTAGCGACGCCGTTCAAGTCCGCAATCTTGAAATTACCCCGGTTGAATCCGAGGTTCTTTCTCGTGACCTTGTCCGCCCTTATCTGGGCAACTCCCCCCAGTTGATTGCCAACACCCGTGTGGTGGTGACTTTCGAGGTGGAGTATGCAGGTTCTGGCACTGCCGGCACTGCTCCTCGTTATGGCACACTGCTCAAGGCATGCGGCTTCAGCGAGACCGTGGTGACCAGCACCAGCGTGACCTACGCACCGGTTTCGTCTTCGTTCTCCTCCGTCACCATCTACTTCTCGATGGATGGTGTTCGCCACAAGGTGACTGGCGCACGCGGCACCTTCTCGTTGAACCTGACCGCGAACCAAATTCCTGTCATCAACTTCACGATGACCGGTCAGTACGTGGCTCCGACTGACACTGCAGATCCGACCCCGACCTACACCAACCAGGCGGCTCCTCAGATCTTCAACGACACCAACACCACTGCCTTCACTCTGTACGCTTCCAACGCCATCCCGCTGCAAAGCTGTCAGTTGGACGTGGGCAACGAGGTGGTGTACCGCGAACTGGTGAACTCCTCCAAGGAAGTCAGCATCGTGAACCGCGCCGGTAACGGCAGCCTGACCATTGAGATGGTGAGCCTTGCAACCAAGGACTTCTTCGCCGACGCTGTGGCTGGCACCACCGGTGCATTCAGCATCACGCACGGCACCACGGGTGGAAACATCATTGCCCTTGCTACCGCTTCTGGTGGTGTAAGCCTTGGTGGTCCAACCTACTCAGAGGACAACAGCGTTGTTATGCTGAACCTGCCGTATACTCTCGTACCCACCTCCTCGGGTAACGACGAGTTCTCTCTGGTGTACACCTAAACCGCATGGCATTCGTTCTTAAGAAGACTGCGTCGTACAAATGGCCGGTCACGGTGGAAACACCTATTGACGGCGGTAAGTTTGAAAAACAAACATTCGATGCAGTCTTCAAGCGGATGAGCCGTTCCGCCTTTATGGATCTGCTTGACAAGGGTGAAGAGGCTCTTGTCGAACAGATCCTTGAAGGTTGGGACGGTGTTTTGGATGATGATGGCAAGGAGATTGCCTTCACTCAAAAGAACAAGAAAGAGATGCTTGATGATCCGTATGTGATCCGAGCATTGATCACGGCTTACGCTGACAGCGTTGCTGGAGTCCTGGCAAAAAACTAGAAGAGGCCGCCCGTTACTGGTGCGGCGAAGCAAAAGCCGGTGAGGACGAAAGCGAAGATGACCTCAAGGCTTTGGGTTTGATGCCTGAGGCCATTGCTGATTTGCAATCACGAGACAATACAAATCAGTTCGAGGTTTGGGAAGAAAACTGGGAGATTATTGAAATGTTCATGCGCATGCAAACCCAGTGGGTTGTTGGGATGTCAGGCGCTGTTGGCTTGAACTACCCGAGTCTGGAATGGCTCTGTAAGCTGTATGCAGTGACGGATCCCATCAAGATTTTTGAAGGGATTCGGATCATGGAAGCTACAGCCTTGAAATGCTTTCAGGAACAACGGAGTAAGTAATGGCCGAGCAGTCCACGGTTGTCCGCGTAAGAGCCGAGGTTCAAAACCTTGAAGGGTTGAATCGGCTGCGTACAGCGGTTCGTGGTGTTGCTTCTGAGGCCAAGGCTGGCAGCAATGATTTCAACCGTCTGCTGGATTCGATCCGCAGTTTGGATGCCGCTGCTGTTCGTTCGATCAGTGGTCTGCAGCGTCAGCGTGATGCATTTGATGCGATCCGCCGTTCAGCAAATCTTGGCAGTGATGCGTTCAAGCAGGCTACGGCTGAGATCGCCAAGCTTGATCAGAAACTTGCTCAGGTAGAAGGCAAACAGGCAGGTCGTGGTCGTGGCGCACGTCTGGCTCAAACGCTTGGCGCCGTGGCCTCTGGTGGTGTTTTCGGCGGTCCTGAAGGTGCAATTGGTGGTGCCATTGGTGGCATTGCTGGTGGCGTGCCGGGTGCGCTTGCAGGTGCTGCTATTGGTGCGCAAGTTGCAGGTTTACGGCAACAATTTGCGGCAGTTGCGGAAAACGTCGCCCAGATCAATAAGTACCGGATTGCACTTGCTGGTGTCAGCAAAGATCAGGCTGATTACACAAAAAGCATTGCTGATGTCACGCAATTCAGCAAGCAGTATTTGCTGCCACTAAAAGATACAACTGAACAGTACACGCAACTGAAGGCGTCTGTTGTTGGTGCTGGTCTTGGCACGAGAGAAACGACGCAGGTGTTTCGTGGCATCGCTGCTGCTGTTGTTGCAACGGGTGGTAATGCTGAAAAGCTGAATGCAGCATTGCGAGCAACTGCTCAGGTGTTTAGCAAGGGCAAGGTTTCTGCTGAAGAACTTCGCCAGCAAATTGGTGAACGTTTGCCTGGTGCGTTCACAATTTTTGCGCAGGCAATTGACAAAACGCCTCAGCAATTGGATAAGGCGCTGGAAGATGGCAAGGTAACTCTTGCTGATTTCTTGAAATTTACCGATGAACTGTACGAACGGTACGGAAAGACGGCATCCATTCTTGCTGATGCGCCAGAAAATGCAGGCGCGAGATTAAAGGTCTCGCTTGATTTTGCAACTATTGCTTACGGCGGATTTTTCCAAGTTGTTGGCGCTGGTTTCCAAAATTACCTGCGCGGGCTTGTTGAGTTTGCCCTAAAGAACGAGGACACAATCAAGCGTGTACTTACGGTGTTGGCAATTGGCTTCAATGAAATTGGCAAGCTTGTTGGTGGTTTTGCCAAATTCATTGTTGGTGTATTCAATGCCGCATTCACTGCGATTCTCGGCAACCTCAATACAGTCCTTGGACGTATAGAAGATGCGATCAACAGGGCAAAAGCAGTACAAAGTCTGAGTCCCCAGCGTGTTTCTCAGTTCCAAGAACAAGCACGTCGTGAAACTGATCGACGCTTTGGCGGTCCTGGTGGCCTGTTCACGTTTATTCGCGCTGGTGAAGCTGAAAAGTTTTACACCCAACGATTCAATCAATTGATTGATGGCGCGACAAAAGCTGCCAAGTCAACTGGTTACACGGACAAAGTTCAAGACCTGTTGTTCCCTGAGTTCACACCTTCTGCTTTTGGTTCTGCCGTGGGTCAACCAATGGCTCCTGGCGATGCTGAAGGTGGCGCTGAAGGTGGCAAAGCGAAAAAAGCCAAAAAAATCGTTGATCTTACCAAAGAAGAACTTGATTTACTCAAGGAAATCAATCGCCTTGAGGGTGCTGGCCTAGACATTCAGGCGGCCTATCAACGCTTTCGTCTTGACGAACTACAAGTTTCACTTGAACTGCAAAGGAACAATATTGGCAACAACAAGGCAATTGCCGAAAGCCTGAGTAATCAGCAGAAATTAGCCAAAGCTGTAGAAGCAGCTTTCCAGGGTTACGGCAATGAATTGATTAAGGCGCTAGAGGTGCAAAAAGAGATTGATAAAGTTTTGCAAGATGCAGAGATTAAGTCGGGCAAGATTACGCAGGAAGAAGCCAAGCGGCTCTTGATTGATCGTCAAATCAGTGAATTTAAAACAAGATTCCCCTTGGCAACAGAAGACGAGATCAAGAGATTGCGAACTGCGCTTGAGCAGGGAGACAAAGTAAAAACATTTGCCGAAAATTTCAAGACAGCATTTAAATCTGTTTCTGATGCCGCCCTTGATCTTGGTAATAGCCTTGGCAGCACCCTTGGCAATGCATTTGCAGGTCTTGGTGATCAACTTGCTGAGTTTGTGACCACTGGAAAAGCAAGCTTTGCAGACTTCACCCGATCTGTCCTTGCTGATCTAGCCAAGATCTTTGCTCGTGCAGCAATCTTTGCTGGCCTCAAGGCAATCTTCCAAGACAGTGGGATCGGCAACTTCCTTGGTTTTGCCATGGGCGGTGTGATGACTGAAAACGGTCCAATGCCGCTCAAGCGTTACGCCTCAGGTGGTATCGCCAACTCACCGCAGATCGCCATGTTCGGCGAGGGAAGCCGCCCTGAAGCCTATGTGCCGCTGCCTGATGGCCGATCCATACCTGTGACCATGAGCGGTCAGGGTGGTGGCGTGAACGTGGTCGTGAACGTGGATGCAAAGGGCAGTGACGTGCAGGGCAACGGCTCGCAAGCCAATGCATTGGGCGTGGCTGTGTCATCCGCTGTCAAGGCTGAGATAATCAGACAACAACGTCCTGGTGGATTGTTGGCTGGTACGCGCTGATGGCAACCTTCACCTACACGCCTGACTTTGACGCCAGCGAGGAGCAGCGGCCTGTTGTTCGCCGTGTGCAGTTTGGTGATGGCTATGAACAGCGCTTGGCTTATGGGTTGAACACGCAGCCCGTGACGTGGCGCCTGACGTTCAGAAATCGCACTGACACCGAACGCGACAACATCAATAGCTTCCTTGAGGCGCGTGGCGCTACGGAGTCATTTGATTGGACTCCACCGTATGGTTCTGCTGCTAAGTGGGTTTGCGATGAATGGTCGACGACGATGGTGGCAGCAAACATCAACACCGTTCAGGCCACGTTCCGGCAAGTATTTGAACCCTAATGGCGTATTCAGCTTGGGCAAGTGCAACCGCCTACGCCGTTGGCGACATCGTTCGCGCCAGCACTCTGCAGGCGTCTGGCCTTGTCTTTCAATGCACCACAGCCGGCACTAGCGCGGCCTCACAGCCCGATTGGCCAACTGATATTGGCAGCACGGTCGTTGACAACACGGTCACCTGGACGGCCATCAGCGGCGTTTACGAAGAACTTTCAACGCTCGCTCCAAGTGCCATCATCGAACTGTTTGAACTGACGCTTGATACGACCCTGCACGGGAGTAGTGACACCTATCGCTGGCACAACGGTTGCAATGCCAACGTGAGTGGAAACATCACTTGGAACGGCAATACCTACACGCGTCTGCCGATTCAAGCGGAAGGTTTTGATTACACGAACACTGGCACGTTGCCTCGTCCCAGCCTGACGGTGGCAAACCTTGATGGCACGGTGTCAACGCTGTTGCTGCTGGTGAATGCCACCACGCCCGGCAATGACCTTGGCGGTGCAACTGTCAAGCGGATTCGAACGCTGAAGAAGTATTTGGACGGCGAGGCCGCTGCTGATCCTCATGCCAAGTTCCCAGATGAAATTTGGTACATCGACCGCAAGTCTGGTGAATCACGTAACTCTGTCAGTTTTGAACTGGCCAGCAAGTTTGACCTTGCCGGTGTGATGCTGCCTAAGCGACAGGTGATCGCCAATATCTGTCAGTGGCGTTATCGCAGCACTGAATGTGGCTACACCGGTAGCAATTACTGGAATGTCAATGATCAAACTGTTGCCACGCTGGCGCAAGATCGATGTGGCAAGCGATTGAGTTCATGTAAGTTGCGTTTTGGTGAGAACGCAGAACTACCGTTTGGATCGTTCCCTGGAGCAGGATTGTCATGACTAAGCTTTCATCCAGCCTTCAAGAAGCTGCGCTGCAGCACGCACAAAAGGTCTTTCCGCAAGAATCCTGCGGTTTGGTCGCCGTGGTCAAAGGCCGCAAGCGGTATTTCCCCTGCCGCAACATGGCCGAAACGCCAGACGAGCACTTTGTGCTGGATCCGGCTGACTACGTTGCCGCTGAAGAACAGGGCGAAATCGTGGCCGTGGTACATAGCCATCCGAAGACCAACCACGCCCCATCCCAAGCCGACCGCGTTGCTTGCGAAAAATCTGGCCTGCCCTGGCATATCGTCAACCCCCAGACCGAACAGTGGGGCTATTGCGAACCCGAAGGCTTTCAACTGCCTTACGTGGGACGTGAGTTTGTTTTTGGGATTGTGGACTGCTACAGCCTGTGCCGTGACTGGTATAACCGCGAATTTGGCCTGAACCTGCGGGACTACGACCGCCGCGACCAGTTCTGGCTTAAGGGTGAGAATTTATACCTAGACAACTTTGCTAAGGAGGGTTTTCATCCCATTCCGCTTGAAGAACTGCAGTACGGCGATGCGATCCTGATGCAACTTGAATCACCGCTCCCAAATCACGCCGCGATTTATTTGGGTGATCAGTTGATACTTCATCATCTTCAAGGCCGTCTCAGTAGCAGGGACATCTATGGCGGGTATTATTTGAAAAGCACCGCCCGCTGCCTTCGGCATGAAAGTCGTTAAGGTCTACGGCGCACTCCGCAAGAAGCTGGGTCAATGCCGTTTTGAATTTGACGTAGAAACGCCTGCGCAGGCAATCAAAGCTTTGTGCGTCAATTTCCGTGGTCTTGAGAAGTGGTTGCTTGATAGCGAACAGGATGGCGTCAGTTATCGCGTCACAATTGGCAAGGAAAAAATCACTCAAGAGTCAACAAGCCACCTGGTTCTTCCTTGGAGCGAGAAGGAAGTTTTCAGCATCACGCCTGTGATTGTCGGTGCTGGTGGTGGCACCGGTCAGATCTTGGCTGGCGTGGGATTGGTTGCTTTGGCGATTCTTGCCGCTCCCGTTGGCGGCGGTTTTCTTGGTCTTGGTGCCGGTGCTTTCGGCAGTTCTGGCACGGCAGCCGTTGGCGGAATTGTGGGATTAGGAGGGAGTTTAGGAACAGCGGCGAGTGGTTTTGTTTTAGGTTCAGCAGCATCGATTGCTATCGGAAGCATTGGTGCCGCGTTGTTGGTTGGTGGCATTGCCCAAGCCATTTCTCCATCACCCGTTCAATCCACGAGTGTTCTTGAACGAGGTCGCGAGGCTGCAAAACTTGAATCGTTCACTTTTTCCGGCATCGTCAATACTGCAAAACAAGGCTTGCCCGTCCCGATTGTTTATGGTCGCGCCTACGTTGGATCAGCCGTTCTTTCCAGCGGTCTTGACGTGGATCAACTGAAATGACACGGATTGTTGGCGCTGGTGGTGGCGGTGGTGGCGGTTGTTTTCTTGGCCATACCCTCGTCAGTGTTCCCGGTGGTCAACGCCGCATTGATGAACTGCAGGCTGGCGACAGTGTTCTTAGTTTTGACCACAACGGTGAACTGCATGAAGCAAAAATCCTCAAGGTTCACGAGCATGAAGGTGAACGCGTAATTCGCTACACGCTCTGGGGCGGGCAATGCATTGATGCAACCCCAAACCATTGGGTTCTCAACCAATTCAATGCATTTGTTGAAATTGACACACTCGGCTCCGATGATTGTCTTGTTGATGTCAACAATCACCTTCGCCCCATTGTTGGCAAAACTGAATTCTGCACTGGCACGGTTTATAACCTGACAGTCGAAGGCCATCACACCTTCATCGCCAATGGTGTTCGCGTTCACAACGCCGGCCTTGGCCTCGGCATTGCTGGAGCTGGCGGTGGCGGCGGTGGAGGTGGCAAGGGTGGTGGCGGCGGCGGTGGTTCCAGGACACCGATTGAAGCCGATGATTCCTTGCAATCAGTTCAGTTTGGCAGTGTTCTTGATCTGCTAAGTGAAGGCGAAATTGAGGGCATTGAAAATGATGAAAAAGGCATCTTTCTTGATGACACTCCAATTCGTGATTCATCAAATAATCCGAATTTTGAAGGCTACACAGTTGTCACGCGTAACGGTACACAAGCGCAGTCATACATTTCCAATCTCACTGGAACCGAATCAGAAGAAGGCGTCAATGTTGAAATCACAAATTCAACGCCTGTTGTTCGCACAATTAGCGATTCAAATGTTGATCGCGTAAGAATCACGATCACGATTCCCGCACTTCAACAATTTGAAAATAACGGCGACATTGTTGGCACCTCTGTCGAATTACAGATTCAAGTTCAATACAACTCGGGTGGATACAATACGGTCGCTACCGACACGATTAGCGGTAAAACAAGCAACCGCTATCAAAAGGATTACGTTATTTCGTTGACTGGTGCATTTCCTGTTGATATCAAACTTGTTCGCACAACTGCCGACTCGACTATAGCAAAACTGCAAAATGAGACTTATTGGTACAGTTACACAGAAATTATTGATGAGAAGTTGCGCTATCCCAACAGCGCATTGGCATATCTACGTTTTGATTCTCGGCAATTTAATAGCATCCCAAGTCGTAAATATTTGGTGCGTGGCATCAAAGTGCAGTTGCCAAGCAATGCAACTGTTGATACGACGACATACCTTGGCCGCGTTACTTATGCCGGTGTCTGGGACGGCACGTTTGGCGCTGCAACTTGGACAAATGATCCAGCTTGGTGCCTTTGGGACTTGCTGACCAACACCCGCTATGGGGCGTCGATTCCAGCCAGCAGTCTCGACAAATATGACTTTTACGCCATCAGCCAATATTGCAATGAATTGGTCAGTAATGGCAAAGGTGGTCAAGAACCAAGATTTGCGTGTAACTTGCTGCTCAATAGCCGCGATGAGGTCTACAACGTCATTCAAGAAATGGCGTCCCTGTTCCGTGGCATCGCCTATTACGGTGCAGGCGCACTTGTTCTAAAACAAGACAAGCCAGCCGATTCTCAATACTTGCTTGGACCAAGCAATGTTGTAGATGGAATATTCACTTATAGCGGCACATCGCAAAAGGCTCGTCACACAACGGCAACGGTTGCGTATCAGGATTACGACCTGAAGGGTGAAGTCAAATACGAATACATTGAAGATGCTGATGCTGTGTCGAAATACGGCATCATCAACAAAGACATCAAGGCATTGGGCTGCTATAGCCAAGGCCAAGCCCATCGCGCTGGCAAGTGGGCATTGCTGAGCGAACAAAACCTTACTGAAACTGTCACCTTTTCGGTGTCGATTGATAGCGGCATTGTGCTGCGTCCTGGTGTTGTTATTGACATTGCCGATCCGATGAAGGCCGGCACACGCCGCAGTGGCCGTGTCAGTTCTGCAACAACAACAACCATCACGGTTGATTCAACAACAAGCCTGTCTGTCAATTTGGCAAACAGTCCAACCATTTCTGTTTTGATGCCGACCGGCCTAGTTGAAAACAAAACGATTTCCAGCATTGTGGGACAGGTAATTACTGTCAGCAGTGCGTTCAGCGAAGCGCCAAATAGCAATTCAATTTGGCTGATTCAAACTAGCGATATTGAGTCCCAACAGTTTCGCGTCTTGAATGTTGTTGAAGCCGAAGACGGTATTTTTGGCGTTACCGCTCTTGCGTATAACGAGTCAATTTATTCGGCTATTGAATCGGATATTCAACTTACATCACGAGATATCGGTAATCTCACTAATCCGCCCGATGCTGTTACAGGCATTACAGGCGCGGAATACATTTACCAAGATGGCCAAGCTACATTTTCGGGCGTCAACCTGAGTTGGATTCGACCAGACCGCGCTGCTTACTATCAAATTCAATATCGAATTAATGATGATAACTGGACGCTTGCAACGACAACTTCGCCAAGCCTGACGATACGTCAGACACGTCCAGGCACAATGTATGTGCAAATTCAGGCATTCAACTCTGTCAACAAAGGCAGCGTTATTTCAAGTTCTCAGTTGACGCTGATTGGTAAAACTGCAGTTCCGGGCAATGTTCAGAACCTCAGCTTTGAGGCCATCAACGCTAACTCTGGTCGTCTGCGCTGGGATGAAACAGTTGACCTTGATGTAAAAGTTGGCGGCAAAATCCATATTCGTCATACCAACTTGACAGATGGCACTGGCACATGGAGCAACAGTGTTGATCTGATTCCGGCAAAATCAGGCAGTGCAACTGAAGCGATCATCCCGCTAGTGCAAGGCGAGGTGCTCGTCAAATTTGAAGATGATGGTGGCCGCCAAAGCGCAAGTGAAACCAGCATCATTATTGACTTACCTGACGCTCTGGCGCCGCTAACGCTGATCAATCGCCGTGAAGATCAAGACACGCCACCTTTCCAGGGCGTTCGCACCAATGTTTTTTACAGCGATGAATTTGATGCGCTGACGCTGGATGGTGTTGATCTGTTTGACACTGTGACTGACGTTGATGCGATGGTGACATTTGATGTGATTGGTGATGTCGCAAGTTCCGGCACCTACGACTTCGCTACCACGGTTGATTTTGGTAATGCCTTCTCGATTGATTTCAGCCGTTACTTCGTCACCCGTGGCTACTACCCAAGCGACCTGATCGACAGCCGCCTTGCTGACGTGGACGCCTGGAGCGACTGGGACGGCGGCGTGATCGACGCGGTGAACGCCATCCTCGAACTCCGCAGCACCACCGACAACCCCAGCGGAACACCAACTT